AAGTTTACTCCCCTAGTTTCAAAGATATTGAGATCGCGACTGGAAAAGCGATGAAAGCTAAGATGACTTTGAAAATTCGTGACCCTCTGACAGATTATCAGCCTGAAAGTCGGCATTTTGTCGAAGTTGGGGATATACGTCTAGTTGGTAAGAAATGGCAGGTCATTGATGTGCGTCCTGATTATGATAATCGGGATTTTTTGATAGTTATTATCGGAGGTGGTCGCGATGTCTAGTGGAGCTAATCTAAAAGGATTTGATGATGTTTTGAGGAATGTCGAGGCTCGCCTAGGGGAGCCAGTGGTCCGTAGAAAGGTCAATAGAGTCTTGAAGGAAACGGTTGAAGAGTTTGAGCCTACTTTTAAACGGGCTATGGCGGTGTACGCTGACACTGGTAAGACGGCCGGTGCCGTCGTCCATGGAAATGTGACTGGTACAGCTAGTGGGGTTCCAATGGTTAAATTAGGCTTTAAAAGTCCTCGTTGGACTCTTATTCACTTGAATGAATTTGGATACGCAAAGAATGGACATCCTCGTGGTTTCGGCATTATGCGCCGTTTTTTTGAAGGTAGCAAACCAGTTTTCAAATCTAAAGTTGGCATGAAATTAAAACAGGAGTTTTTGTAATGATTAAGGACAAATTAACTGAACTCTACAACGCTTTGAAAGAGGATGAGTCTTTATCTGATATTAGTATCAAATCATTTGAACGTCCTGATACTTTGGGAGATGACGAGACGAGTATTGTCATTATTCCTGTCGGACCTCCAATGCAGACAGCTCACGGTAGTAATACTAGTCTGGCTAAGACTTTTCTTTATCAAATCAATGTAGAGTCTGCCAATCGAGTGGAGTGTAAAAAGCTCCAAGGCAAAATTGAAAAAATAATGGAACATCAGGGATTTTATCAGACTGAAGGTGGTTTGGATCAATGGATCCCTGATATCAAACGCTATGTAGACGCTCGGACCTACAAAGGTCGGAGTGCTCTATATGATAAGTACTAGAAAGAAGGTAAAAAAAATGACAGTAAAAGGAACTGCACTTATCGGTCTTAAATCGGTCACAATTCGTGTGCATGATGGAAAGACTCCAACAGCTGGAGAGAACCTCTTCACGCTAGAAGGTAAAGATAATGAAGGGGCTACACAGACTGCTAAAGTAACTGGATTATCTAGCGATCCTGTAAAGACATACGGCAGTAATGTTGCTTATCACGTCTCTAATCGAGGAGTAGGTGATGTTAAGGTAGAGATGGGATTACTTGATGTCCCATTAGCTTTATATACTAATGCTTTGGGGTATGGCAATGATAATGGCATCTATTACTTCGGTGCGGACACCGTTGCGAAGAATGTTTCAATTCTCATTGAAAGTAATACTGCTGATGGGGAACCAGTCTACTATGGTTTTTACAAAGGGCAGCTTTCTATGGATGCTATTGATTTTGAAACAATCAAGGATAAGGCTAATGAGTTAGCTACCACTAATGTGGATTTTGCTGCAACAGCTAGTTCAGATGTTGCAACTAAAGGTCGATATGGTGCAATTGTATATGGTTCAGATGCTGAAAAGTTGAAGAAATTGAAGGGTCAACTAGACATGACCGCTGCAGCGTAGGAAGAGGGCGCAAGCTCTCTTTTTATCTTTTTTTAGAAAGGAAAAGAATATGGCTAAGGTTAAATTTTTAATTAAAAATGAAAAGGGGCAAGATGTTCAAAAGACTAGTAAGGAAATTACTACCATGGACTATCGTGATTACCTGATTCTCAATGAAGCACTATCTTCGGACTTGTCTGAAGTTGAAAAACTAGACAAGCAATTGGAATTTATAGCCTCACTCTTTGAAGATTTGGAAGTGGAAGAACTTTTGAAATACACAGATATGGCGGATATTTTTGCAGTATTTGCGGACATCTACGCTCATCTGGTCGGTGATGTCGACCCAAAGGAGAAAAAATAAAGCCAAGCGAAGCGCTGAAACGATTTTATGGATTTGTCAAGCAAGCTACTGAGGGTCCTTATGGTATGAGTATTCGTGATGTCATGGATACTAGTTGGGAGGACCTAATGGGCGTTCTTGGTGAAACTGAATCTGCTGAAACTGAGGAAGTCATGGATCTAGCTGATTTTATGCAGCTTATCTGATGAAAAGGCTTTACAAAACACCTCAATAGGCATATAATAAGGGTAAGGAGGTGAGTGGGATGAAGATGGTAGAACAAAATCGTAGGCGGTGTCTATTTTGGACATTGACTTTTGTACTATATATCTGTTTTGGTATTTACTGTGTTTGTACGAACTTTGGGAATACGATTGGGCAGATATTATTGTCGCCATTCATCATTGCTTCTTTGCCTTTATATGGATATGGATTATTAGGTGTTTTTATATGGGCAATGATGTCTATGGCTTTTGATGATTATAAGAAATTAAAATAAGAAAAGTCCGCAAGGGCTTTTTTATTTGCTTTGAATGTATCTTTGAGATAAAAGGAGGAACAATATGGCAAGCGGTACGCCGTTAGGTCAGATGTATATCGAGCTAGGGCTGGACGTGTCAAAGTTCAGCCCTACTCTAAATGGTGCAAAAAACTCTGTAAAGTACTTTCAAAACAATGTCCGCTCTTTGGATAGTACTTTGAAAGGGAATGAAAAAAATGCTAGCTTACTTCAAGCTAAATACAAGACTTTAGGACAAGCTATTGATTCACAACGTAAAGTTTTGGATGAGATGAAGAAAAGTTTTGATAAGCTAGACCCTGGAACAGCTAACTTTGATAAAGCTGCTGCAGATATTCAGCGTGAGAATGCTAAGTTGGCAGCAATGGAAAACCAGCTACGTGGAGTTGAAAAAGCTTTGAAAGATGTTGGTCGTGAAAATAGCTGGGCTGGTAAAATGGACAAGCTAGGAGATACCTTTAAGAGTGGTGGCGAAAAACTCCGTGCAATGGGTGATGCTATGAAGCCTGTATCTACAGCTCTTACTGCTGGTTTTGCCCTGTCAACTAAGAAAGCTATAGACTTTGAAAGTCAAATGAATACGACCAAGTCGCTCCTAGCAGATACTATCCCAACAGCGGATGAACTGAATAGTACTACACAAAAATTGGGTGAGAGTTCAAAAGGTTGGGCGAAACAGTATGGTATCTCAACATCCTCCATCAATGAGGGGATGCAGGAAATTATCAAAAAAGGGTTTGATGCTAATCAGACTATTGCTGCTATGCCTGCTATCTTAGATGCTGCTAAGGCATCGGGTGATGATTTTAACGTGGTAATGAATGCTTCGACTAACATCTTGCGTCAGTTTGGTCTAGAGGCTAAGGACACGAACCGTGTTACAGATAGCTTGACTTATGTGGCCAATAAGACATCGGCTGGCTTTTCAGATATGGGGTTAGCTATGGAGTATATAGGTCCTGTGGCTCACTCTTTGGGGATGTCTATCGAGGAAACTTCTGCAGCTATCGGTCTTCTTTCTGATAATGGTATTGCTGGGGAAAAGGCTGGTACAGCTTTACGTGGTGCGCTTTCTAAATTGCTCAAGCCTTCTAAATCAAATGCTGCAGCAATGAAAGAGCTTGGTTTTACTGTGGAAGAGTTCCAATCTGGCGCTTTAAAACTACCTGACATCATTGATCGCATCAAGGAATCAACAAAAGGGTGGACAGATGCTGAGAAATCATCTGCTATTGCTCGTGCTTTTGGTGTTGAAGCTCAAACTGGAATGAATGCCCTTATCAATCAAGGAGGAGATGCGCTACGTAATCTTACCAAGGAAACTGAAAATGCTCGCGGGTATACTAAAAAATTGGCGGATGAGCTGTCTAAATCATCTAAAAATGGAGTAGAGCGATTTAAGTCAAGTTTGGAAGTACTTCAAATCAACATCGGTCAGAAACTCTTGCCTCTACTCACGCCTCTCCTTGAAAAGGCAAATGAGTTTATTGAGTGGTTAGATAAGGCACCCGAAAGTACACAGAAGTTAGTACTTGGGTTTGGTGGTTTCTTAGCTTTGGGCTACCCATTGTTGAATATGTTGGGGAATGCATCAACGGGATTAGGTTATCTCTTTAAAGGTGGTAGTAAGGTTGCGGATCTGTTTTCCAAGGGATTAAGTCTTGGAAAAGCGGGCAAGGAAGCAGCTGAGCTAGGAACTCAGGTAGCTGAGACTGCTGGAAAAACTGGATTACTCAAGACAGCTTTAGCTGGATTGACGAGTCCTGTTGGACTTTTAGTCGGAGGTACGGTTCTGCTGGCTGGTAGTCTAGCCTATCTAGCTAACGAGAAAGATAAGGCTCGTATCAAAGCAGAGGAATTTGGTTCCGCCTTAGATGATGTTCAGCGTGGAGAATTGCGAAACTTCCAAAAAACGGTCGATGAAACCAGCACAGCCGTCGCAAACTTTGGAACGCATGCAGGAGATGCTGAGAAAGTTTCTGGAGCCTTTAAAAAACTTTATGATGAGATTGTATCTGGAGCTGAAAAAGCGAATCAGAGAATGCAGGAATTGGCTACAAAATGGGGCCTTTCTGAAGAAGATGTCGCAAGAGCAAAAGAGAAAAATGCTCAGGTGGTCAGTAACACAGAAGCGATGATGAATCAAATTAATGAGATTTATCAACGTCACAACGGAGATGCGAGCAAGTTCTCTCAAGAGGAGAAAGAAATCATCCTGAACAATCAGAATGAGATGATTAAAGCTAAGTTAAAGTTGATGAGTTTGTCTGAAGAACAACAAACAGCAGCACTTCAAGCTTTAAATGGTAAAATCAGCTCACTCAACGAAACACAGTTAAAACATACTAGAGATGTTTTAAAACAGGCTATGGATGAAGAAAAGAAACTCTACGAGAACTCAAAGAGTGAGTGGAAAGAGTTACTTGACGGAAAAGCAATAGATCAAGAAACTTACAACAAGAAAATGCAAGAGGTTGAAGCCAACCATACTCAAACAATGGAAGCTCTTGGAAACAAGTATTACCAGGTTATGCGAAATCTTGACGATAAGGTGAAAGCTCGAACTGGCCAAAGTTGGAACTATTGGGAAGAAGCCAAGAAAGTTCTGGAAGAATACGGCCTTTCCTATGAAGAAATCGGAAAGAAAGCTGCTGAAGCTTCTCAAAAGGTAGGGAATTCACATAGCATCCTTGCTAACTACACTAGTGAGATGAGCAAGGAAGTGAAAGAGGCTAACGATGCATGGTCCTTGCTGGTTGGGAATATCAATGAAAATGGTAATTTTGAAGTTAAATCAAATGTTAAGGAAGTGATCGGAGAGGCTGCCAAGTCTGCGGAAGGTTGGGAACAATTGCAGTTTATTGCTAAGAATGCGGAAATCAACTCAAATGCTCGTGCGACTATTGCTGAGGCTCTTGTCGAATCCGGTAAATGGAAAGACATGACTCTCGAAGAGAAGCAAGTGATTGTCCAAAATCAAGCTGGCCTACAAGCTATCTTTGATAGTGAAACCCATCTTA